TAAAGCTGCTGAGCTTTGGCGGTAAGATCTTGAAATTCTTTAAAGGCCGCCTCTTTTGCATCACCAAACATAAATTTAGACTTCCAGTACATAAATGCACCAGTAGCCTCATACATAGCGCCAGCAAAAAGATTTACAACAATTGCTATGCCTTTAAAACCGTCATTAAATAAGGCAAATACTACACCTGCTGCCTCAAGTGCTTTTGTAAAACCATTTGTTTTATCAACGGCACTGTCTATGCCACTATTGAAATTAAATATAGACGTAAGTGCAGTATCTAAAACTTGAGTAGCTGTTCCAAAAACCTCTCCAAGTGATTCAACTAAAGACTTTAAAGTTTCATAGGCAGTACTTAAGGCTTCTTTAAGAGCCTCGATAGTTGCCGGATCAATTTTTTTAAGCTGATCACCGACCCAGATAAAACCATTACCAATATCGGTTAAAAGCCGTTCAACGACATCCATATTGTCAGCAATAGTTACCAGCCATTGTGCAACTGTTGCAGATGCGCCAGTGGACTGATCCATGGTACCAATCAGGATTTGCCATTGGGTCTGGATACGCTGTAATGCATTACCTATCGTAGTTGGAAACTTATTGTAGTCAGCTTCAATTGCAGCGGATTGGCTTTGTAATGCCTTGATGACCTTCTCGGCTGACAGTTCGCCATTCTCAGCCATCTTACGCAGTTCACCGGTGGTTACCCCGAGTGACTGAGCCAAAGCTTTAGAGATACCTGGGGCTTGCTCCATAATGGAATTGAACTCATCACCACGTAGTACGCCCGATTGCAATGCCTGAGTAAGCTGCACAATTGCAGCCTCACTAGCAGCAGCATCTCCACCACCAGTTTGGATGGCCATATTGATGGTCTTAACTAGATCCAGGCTTTGCTGCTGGGTCATTCCCATCTGCTTGCCCACATCATTCACTTTTGTGAATAAACCTGCAGTAGCATCAAGACTAGTATTAGTCATCAGCGAAACTTGATGCACCCCAGCCATAGCTTGGGTAAAGTTTCCACCCTCACTGGTTGCAATGTTGATCCGGGCTGAAAGGTTGGTATAAGAATCTGCTGCTTCAGCAATTTCTCTAGCACCGATACCCACACCTACGGCGGCCATAGCACCAGCAAGAGCTGTAGCAGCGAATCTGGTAATCTCCATGCCCTTAGATAGCCCAGAAACACCAGAATTTGCCTTTTGAGCAGCAGGCTCAACACCATTTAATTCACTTTTAAGCTTTTCGATTTGCTGTTCGGTGATCTTGGTTACACGTTCTACTTCTTCAGCCGGCAATTTACTGTTAGCTTTAAAGTTTTCGAGCTTTCTGGTCAGATCGGCAATAGCATCATTAATCACGGACGGCGGTTTAATGCCTAATGCTTCATAAATTGCATGTCCGGCTTGCTTGGCACTACCGGATGCCTTATCTGTGCTTATGGAAACGCCCTGCATTGCAGTGGTGGCTTTTACATTAAATTCGGAGAAGGCTGATTTAGTCAGATCTACTGCTTGCTCAAGACCTTTAACCTTGTCACCAGCTGCCTTAATCTCATTAAGTGTTACAGCTTCACTGCTTTGCTCTAGTGCCGAAAATGCATTTCTTGCTGTCAGTAATTCACGCTCTAGGGCATTAATGCTATTGGTGCCAATGCTGCCAATACGTTCAATTTCTTTGGTACTGAGGCTTGCGCCGTCACCCATACTTTCAATTGCACGGGTGGCAGTCTGTGCTTCCCCTACTACCCCAGTTAGATCTACGGCGCTAAAACGTTGGACCTGGTTAATAGCTGATTGAGTGGCACCATCCACGCCTTTCATGGCATTGATCGCTACACCTTGGTAGTAGTTGAAGGCACTGGAGGCTTCGTTAATCGCATCTTGAATACTTAAAACGCGCTGCTTAGCAATCTCAATGTCTTGTAGGGTGCCATCAGTGCTTTGTAGACGAACCAACTCAGCCTGAGCGGCTTTCAGTGCCAAATTCAGTTCATTAAGCCCCTGCTCCCCAGCACTCGACATTGCACGGAGTTCACCAGCACTGATAGTCGATTTATCACCCAGAGATTCAATTTCTTTTGCGGCAGAGAAGAACTTATTGCCTAGCATTTCTGCTAGTTGAACAGCATCACCCGGAATTGCACTGCCGATTTCAAAACCAGCCTTATTAGCCTTGCTTGCTGTGTCTTGAAGCTCATTGCCTAAACCATCAATTTTACCAGCAGCCTCAATAGCTTGACCTTGTAGTTCACTAGCTGCTTGAGACACTTCACTTAACTTGCCTTTAGCCTGATCAGCTTTCTTTTGGAGGTCATCTGGTACAATTTTACCGACTTCTTTTGCTGTTTCTTCAGATGTTGTCTTAAGTTTATCTGATTCTATTTTTATCGCATCAAAGAGGGCTTTTGCGGTTTTCTCAGACTGCTGAACATTAGATACAAAGTCTTTAGTATCAGCATCTATTACCAGTTTAAATGTAAGTTCTTTTCCAGCCATGATGACCTCTAAATTTTGGCAATAAAAAACCCGCTCAAGGCGGGTTTTAGTGATACAAGTAATTAAATTGATTTATTCTCTTTGGCTCGTTCTAAGCAAAATTCTTTAATTTTCGCAAATTGCTCACCGCCATTCTTTGAATCCATTTCATATGTCTTATAACCATCAAGTGCCGTAGTTATGCGGATTAAGATTCTTGAGCTATTTTCTATTTGCATTCGATGGCTTTCGCTTAAAACAATAACCTTATTTAATGAAGATAGGCTTGAGGTGCCTTCTGACATTGGTTGGTTATCAAATCTAATCTCATAATTACCTGTAGCGCCATCTTTTGTGAAGTCTCGAATTTTGATAGGGGTATCTGCCACAAAAACAGCATTCAATCCACCATAATATGAACAACCTATTGTTAAGCCGGCATTGGTTTGCAAACCAGTTTCAGCATTAATTGCTTTGTTAGACAAATAAAGACCTTCTTTATCTGTCATTTTATCAATCTCACGCTCTAACTGCCATTTGGTTTCTTTGGGTTTTTCATCTTTAACAGGATTGGCTATAGTCTTTGCTTCCACCTTGTCATTATTACTATTTTTGTCTGCAAATGTATTCCATAAAAAATATCCAAAACCACCTATAATCAATACCATC